CCCGCACCCTTTACCGCAACCCACGTCGTTGTTGATTCGTACGATTATTATTTTACCGCAGCACTCACTTCAACAAACGTGACTTTGCGCGACATAATCCCAACAGGCACGGCGACACTTTCAGGCTATTCCGCAGCTGATATTTACGCCACAAGCGCGCCAATTGAATCAGCCGTCCTTGCAGTCAGCGTTGAGGTGTTCCAATCACGCGTTGCAGCAGGCGGTCAGATTGAAGGCGTGGACTTTGCCAGTACGCCTTACAGAATGGGACGCAGCCTGACCAATCGCGTGTCCACATTGCTTATGCCATTTTTAGACGTTGAAACGGTAGTGCAGTAATGCCAGCCAATGCCGTCGCAGATACCCGCGCAGCCTTAGCAACCGCCTTTTCAGCACTTTCGGCAACTTGTTATGCGTCAGTACCTGAAGCACCAATTCCACCAGCAATCGTTATTGTGCCCGATTCGCCTTACATGGAAGTTGTGTTGATTGGCAAGGCTTCAACCAAAGTCAAAATCAACTTTGCAATCACTGCCATTGTTGCTTCAAATAGCAACGCTGGTTCACTAGACAATCTGGAAAAACTAATCATAGGAATTCTTGCGGCTATGCCCGCAGGATACGTTGTTGGCGTTGTTGAAAAGCCGACAGTGTTGGAAGTAGGACAATCTCCAATGCTGGTTGCTGACATAAACGTTTCGACGTACTACACACAAACTACATAAAAGGAGATAACGTGCCAACAACGATCATCACGGGTCGCGATTTAGTGTTGACGATCGCGACCGTTAACTACGACGCGCAGGCGACCAGCGCGGTTCTAAGCAATTCGCCAACCGTCACCACATATCAGACACTTGACGGCAAGGCTTACAAGCACATTGACGACCAGTGGACTTTAGACATTGAAATGCTTGCAGACTGGGGCGCGACTTCATCACTTTGCGAAGCACTTTGGACTGCATGGGAAAGCGCACCAAATACAACTTTGGCCGTTTCCTTGACTGCTGCAACAGGCGCGGTGTTCACTTGCAACGTCATGCCAGTCGTTCCGTCAATCGGCGGGGCAGCACCTGACGCGCAGACCGTATCGCTATCATTTGTAGTGGTTGGAAATCCAAGCGAAACATTCAGTTAAAAACTACTAATCGGGAGACAAAATGAAACTACCAATCACAATTGAATACACCAACGGAGATCAGATAACTTACACGGCTGCACCGCCTGAGTGGGTTAAATGGGAAAAGCACACTGGTAACACCATTGCACAGGCACAGGAAAAAATCGGAATATCCGATTTGGTATTCCTTGCATATCACGCCATGAAACGTGAGGCAGCGGGCAAGCCAGTGAAACCGATTGACATTTGGACTGAAACAATTTCTGAAGTCATTGTCGGTGAAGCAAACCCAAAAGCCACCCAGTCGGAAGCCTCGCAAGAGTAATTTGGGAACTAGCCTTGGCAACAGGGTTATCGCCCAGCGAATTCGAAGCAGCTGAAGACATTCTGACAGTGTTGGAAATCTTGGAAGGACGGGCAAATGGCAAGTGACGCAATCGCTTACGACAAGGCTGAATTGCGTGCCATTGTCCGTTCTTTTAAAGCAATGGACGAAGAAGCAACCGCCCAAGCAAAACAACAGACTTCAAAACTTGCTGATTGGGTACGTGGCAAAATCATTGACGCAGCGGGACGTTCTAGGAATTTGCTGGACGATCGTGTGGCACAAGGTTCAAAGGTTTCCAAGTCTTCAAAGATTGGCGAAATGAGTTTTGGATTCGCTGGTCAAAAACTAAGCGGTGGCGGGACAACGCAACAACTTTGGGGCGGTGCTGAATTTGGTTCAAACCGTTTGAAACAATTCCCAGTGTGGTCGGGTCGTGAAGGTCGCGGGTCGCGTGGTTGGTTTATCTATCCGACCCTACGCAGTGCCCAACCTGAAATAGTCCGTCGCTGGGAAGAATCGTTTTCTAAGATAGTGAAGGAGTATGACTAATGGCTGGTAGTCGCACGCTCAAACTTTCCATTCTTGGTGACGTTGACAATCTCAACAAATCGTTAAAATCTGCAAGCCAAGACGTTGACACATTTGGCGACAAAATGGGCAAGGCTGGCAAAATGATTGGCGCAGCATTTGTCGCTGCCGCTGCTGCCGCAGCCGCTTATGCGGTCAAAATAGGCATTGACGGGGTCAAGGCAGCCGTCGCCGACGAACAAGCGCAGACACAGTTAGCCCTTGCCTTAGAAAATGCCACAGGGGCAACCAAAGGTCAAATTGCTGCAACCGAACAATCTATTCTTAAAATGTCACTTGCCACGGGTGTGGCTGACGATCAGTTGCGCCCAGCCTTGGGACGCTTGGTGCGTTCAACTGGGGACATTACAAAGGCGCAAGATTTACTTACAACCGCCTTAGACATTTCAACGGCAACAGGTAAGCCACTGGAAACCGTTGCCAATGCGTTGGGCAAGGCTTATGACGGCAACAGTGCTGCACTAGGCAAATTAGGAATTGGTCTTTCAGCTGCTGAATTAAAGACCATGAGTTTCACACAGGTGCAAGGTCGCCTTTCAGATTTATTTGGCGGCGCAGCAGCACGCAACGCAGACACTTATGCTGGACGCATTGCCCGCATGCAGGTGGCATTTGACGAAGCCAAAGAAACAATTGGGTTTGCCTTGTTGCCAATACTTGAAAAACTTATGACATTCATCAACGACAATGCACTCCCAGCAATCAACGCATTTTCCAAGGCTTTCAGTTTGACTGAGGGTGACGGTTTTGGCAAGGTAATCAGCGACGTAGGTTCAACAATTAAGAAAACAGTGCAACCAATTTTTGAAGGCATTAAAGCAATTTTCGACAATGTTAAAACCGCGGTAATGAATAGCAAAGACGAATTTTCTGCATTTTATGACGTTGTCAAATTTATTGCACCGTTGATTGGTTCTGCAATTGGTGGGGCAATGAAAATTGTTGGCGACATTGCTGAGGTGGTAATTACAATCATTGCAAAGGTATTGGGTGCAATCAAACCTTTATTGAACACGGCCATTGACGGAATCAACCTAATTATCAAGGGTTACAACGCAGTTCAATGGGGTAAAGATGTCCCCTTAATTCCTAAAATTGGTACTGGATCATCATTTGCCACAGGGGGCGCACCAGGGGCAATTAGTCGTGGGGGTTCAAGTGCTGCTTCAAGTGGTGGGACAGGCACGGCAAGTGGTGGGTCAGGCGGAATGACTGGTGCTGGTGGCACAGGCACGACAAGCAGTGGCGTTGGCGGCGGGGCAATGGCAACAGTTGCAGCAAAAGCAGCTGCGGCCATTACAAACATTGCGGGTGCATTTGATAACTTTGCAAGTGGAACAACATCACTTGCAGGAATTGAAGCCATGTCGAACAGGGCTTTTGCTTTTGGCACTTCGGGTGTTAACACAAACTCATTGGCTGGAATCAACGCGGCGTCAGGCACAACCATTAACGTGAACGTTTCAGGTGCAATTGACAAAGAAGGCACGGCACGCACAATCGTTGAAACCTTGAACAATTCTTACTATCGCGGCACTGGTGGTGCAACCGCGCTTGTGGCGATCTAATGACGCAATGGAATCCCATTTGGCTGGTTGAAATTGACGGCGTTGAATACACCGACGCAGTTTTGGCAAACTTGGTCATTCGTAGTGGTCGGACAAATATCTATGAGCAAGCGCAGGCGGGTTACGTTAATCTTCAGTTAATTGACCTTGCACAAACAACCATTCCCGTGTCAATTAACTCAACAATTGGTGTTTCCGTCAAAGACACCTCAGGAACATTTGTTGCAATTTTTGGTGGCAATGTAGTTGATATTGGCTTAGAAATCCGTGACGTGGGTTCAACCATGTTCACTCAAACGTATTCAATCACCGCACTAGGGGCTTTGGCACGTTTGCCAAAATCCTTGACTAACGGCGTGCTTTCAAAGGCATTCGACGGGACACAGATATACACAATTCTTTCAAATTTACTTTTAAACAATTGGGCTGAAGTGCCTGGTGCATTGACTTGGGCGACTTACGACCCAACAACCACTTGGGCAACTGCGGAAAACGTTGGCCTTGGGGAGATTGACCAACCTGGTGATTATGAATTGGCCGCGCGTTCTTCAAGTCGGACTGACGTTTATTCACTGGTTTCAGCACTTGCCACTTCAGGACTTGGTTATATTTACGAAGACGCCCAGGGTCGCATTTCTTATGCCGACGCAACACACCGCAGTCAATATCTTGCAGCTAATGGGTACGTTCAACTTACGGCAAATCAAGCCCGTGCGGCTGGACTGCGTACCGAAACCCGCGCGGGCGACGTGCGCAATGACCTGACAATCAAATACGGTGCAACTAGCAATGCGGAAAAATCTGCAACTGACGCCACTTCAATTCTTACTTATGGCACACTTGCACAAATCATCACCACAACATTGCACAATGCGACCGACGCTGAAGACCAAGCCGATTTTTATTTGGCACTTCGCAAAGACCCACAGGCAATTTTTAGCGAAATCACATTTGACCTGACAAACCCTGAATTGGACGACGCAGACCGCGACGACCTTATTGGCACGTTTATGGGTCAAGCGGTGGCAATCAATGACCTACCTTCAAACATGGGTTCAATCTTTCAAGGATTTGTTGAGGGCTGGTCGTTTCAGGCTTCCTACAACCAAGTTTCGGTTTCGTTGATTGTGTCACCAGTGGCGTTTTCATTGCAGGCACTTCAATGGGACGAAATTTCCAACACATTTACCTGGTCGGGCGTGTCGCCAACGCTTGACTGGGCACGTGCAACAATTATCACTTAACAAGGAGAAAACATGACAAACCCGACAACACCGTTTTCA